TCTGTCATCTAATTTTTCTACTGCGGTTTCAATAATATCGTCCTCTATAGTTTCAAATCCATTAATATAATTACTTTCTTTTAGTGCCCAACATACTTGTTTATTAAGAGAGATACTTTCGAGTGAAATAATATGAGATTCAATGGCCGTCATGGTGGTTTGGCAATAATTAACTTGCGCGTCATATAACATATATAGTTTAATCATTACTTTGGCCTCTCTGGTCATGTTTGATTTTATAAATTCGGATGCTTTTGAGGTATAATGTTGTACTTGCTCTCGGAGGTGTTTTTCGCGAGAGGTTACGGTATCTCTAACAAGGTATAGGTGTTCTAGGCCTTTTTTTACGAGTTCTTCTTCGGTTGGAGTAGAAAACAAGGTGCCAATATAATGTAGTAAGGTGTATCCACCGCTCAAAATATAAGAACTTCCAGTATATATATATTGAGTAGTAGACATAGTACTATTAGTTGATATATTTTTTAATTAGTTTAGGTGGTAAGGCCTTATTTACATATAATTTTACAAAAAACTCGGTTAAATAAGTACTAATTATAGGGGTGTTTGTGATGCGTTGTTCTATAGCTATAATCTTATTTTTATACTGGGTTAAACTATAATGAACCATATCAAATATCTTTGTTTTATATAATAATTTATATATACGTAGTTTGTTATTGGTAATAATGGGAGTCTTGAAAATATGTTTATATACGCACAGCACATAAGATACATTATCATGGTCTAGATCTTCACAAAATCCCTTAAGCTTCCAGTAATCCGGACAGGTTAAATTAATATAATCATCCCTTATTTGAAAAAATCTACCTATATATAACATCAAAAGGAGTAATTCATTGTGCTTATCCGTAGTTTTATTGGTAAGTTGTAAAGAGCTAATACATAATTTTGCTATAGTATTGAATATAATTCCCGTTTTATTATCTATCATTAGTAAATATTCCGGTATAGTTGGAATATATTTATTCGTAGCCCAATAAATATCTAAACCCTGCCCTATATGTCCTTTATAAAACGAATCAATATATAGGTCTTTAGCGAAGGGGGCAATTAAAGCAGGATACTTTTTATCAATGTTATTTAAAAGGGATAAGCATTTTAAATAACCGGCGTTTAAAGTGAGTGGTTTGCCGAATAATAGGTAAGCACATAGTTGACCTCGTCGTTTAATAGAGGAGTCATGTATATCATCAATAATTAGGCTAGTATTGTGTGCGATATTGATGTCCTCAATAATTATATCGGTCAGAGGGTTATTTTTATTATGTAATAGGGTTTGGATATATAATATGGTAAGTTTACGTATATCTTTTCCTCCACTTTTTATATTATATTCTAAAGGCTCATATAATTTATGTATGTCCATTGCATACTACATAAATTATATAATAATGGTAATAACGAATTTATTGATATCTATTTCTGGTTGTAGAGATTCTTTTAAGCAATAGCGTCCTTAATTTTCGCAGTTTTTTTTTTTCGGAAGGAGTTGCGTGTTTCATTTTTTTCTCTAGTGCGTATAATACTGTTAGATTACGCTCTCTATCCGCTAAATTGACTAGTCTGCGGGTGACCGTGTTGGGCGATACCTGGCGAGTGCGAGGGCTTCTACTGCGCGTCTTTCTGCGAGGGCTTCTACTGCGCGTCTTTCTGCGAGGGCTTCTACTGCGCGTCTTTATGCGAGGGCTTCTACTGCGCGTCTTTATGCGAGGGCTTGGAGTTTTAACCGCTCCGGTGTTGGAAAAACAGTTAAACCATCTACCGCTGGCTCGTCTTTTACAAGTTTTCTTGGGCATTATAATTAATCGGTAGAAAAAAATCTAATATGCGTATCCGTTATTTTAATCGGCAAAATATCATGTTGTAATAAAAAACTAAGATTATCGTCAAATATAATATGATTGGGGGATTTATAATACGCATATATGTGGTATTGTAAATATTCTGAAATAGGATACATAACTTACTATATAGTTATGTATCTAAATACTAATATAAATTGGTGTTCAGGAAGAAGTAAAGGAGGAGACGATAATAGAGATAATAAGAAAGAGTAGGTTGTTGGTGCAGGAAGTAAAGATATTAGGATGTAGGTATAATAAATGTATATATACGAATGAGTTGTATGATGATTTGGGAAGATTAGTAGGTTTATATGATAAAGAGATGCATAAGATAGTAAAAAAGTAAGAGTGTGATAAAGTAGTAGGTAAGATATGGAAGTGAAAGTTTAGTCTTCGTCGGATGAAGTAGGAGGGGTGTAAGAGTCCATTTCGAGTAGGTAGCGTTCTTTGTCTTGTGCGGCCAATAGTTTATAGGGAGCGCGGTCGTCTTCGTCAACGAGTTTCCACATTTCTCCTAACATTTTGGTGATTTCGGTAGTTTTCAGCTCAGGATTTTCCTCTGCGAGTGATGCACGCTTGGATTGGGAGAAATGTATGAAAAGATTTTTAGGACCTTTAGGCTTGAGAGGGTCTTTTTTAGTTTTTTTTGCCTTTTTAGCCTTTTTAGCAGCCTTCTTCTCTACCGCAGGATCAGACTTAGCGAACAACTCCATAGCCTCATCAACATCAAACTCATACTGATCAGCAAGAGACTTAATTAAGTCTCTCTTCACAGTCAATAGATGTGTCTCCATAGCAGCATCCATATCGGTTAGCATCTGGGAAGTACTATCTTGAATCAGCTTCTGAATGGCGGACATGGTGTTTGTAAGTGTTTGTAAGTGTTTGTGAATTATAACAAACAGCTGGGGGGTACTCCTTCCTTCTACACCAATAGCATTTCAATTTTTTGAAAAGGGGTATATAATCAAGTGTTATATATAAGGATTTCCGCCTCATACCGCGACTTATCATCTCTATGCAACCCATGATATATATCTGCTTCCGGACCACCCTTTATCTTATTCCACCATTCTCTCATTTTTTTTGTTATCTCTGCCGGAACCATCTCCGGAAACTCCTTCGCAACTCCCGACTTCTTATCCTTTATAAAATAACTGTAACTTGTCGCTGGCTTCTTTGGGGGCTTCTTTACTTTAATAACTTCCTCCTTCACTTCCTCCTTCTCTTCCTCCTTCACTTCTTCCTCCTCCTCCGCAATAACTTCTTCCTCCTTCTCCTCCGCAATAACTTCCTCCTTCACTTCCTCAATAACTTCTTCCTCCTCCTCCGCAATAACTTCGGTCTCGTCAGAATAGGATTCAGGTTGACATTCCACATAGGGTGGTACGATAATGATCTCTTCTAGATTATACTCTCTTAGCGCTAACTCTTTATCAAATCCATATTGTTTGGCGGTGGCGTTAATAATATCTCTCTGGAGTTTTCTTACTCCATCATAAAATTTCTTCTCTACCTCCTTCAACATCTTATCACACTCTGCTTTAATAAGATGATCCATGGTTTACTATACATCCCCTCAGCAAAACTACTTCAATTTTCAAAAAATTGAAATGCTTTTGCCCTATAAAGAAAGAGCACCCCCCAGCTATTGTTATACAAGATTAATAACAACACACAGACAACAATGACCTCTACCTCCTCCGCATTTGATTTGACAAAGTTTCAACCGAACGAACCGTCCATCGTTCTGCCTTATGTGTTCACGACCGCAACGGACGCACAGATCAAGGCGATCCTAGGAGATGAATTGGAATTAGGCAAAATTGCTTCCATCTCACGGATTGTGAAAGAGAACTACAAAACAGGACGCGAGTTTAACGTTGTGTTTATTCACTTTGAGACTTGGAACCGCACCGATATGGCCGAGAAGGTTCGCCAACAACTCCTAAACGACAAGGAGGTGCGAGTCTATCACGACCAGTTCGACCACTACTGGAAGGCACGAGCCTATGTGCCCAAGGAAAAGACCCCCGACGAAAAGAAGCCCGACGAAACGAAGAAGCCCCGCATCGAGTTCGACTAAACTCCACAAAACATAAAACCCACAAAAAATAAAAAATCATAAAACACCCACAAAAATATAAAGACTACCTCCTAGTTTTTTATTTGTACCGATTTCTGTTTTATCGAGGAGAGATAGATTGCATCCTATCTCATTCACCTTTAAGTTTAGATTCAAGAGTATAGATTTTTTATCGTTGAGAGATAGATTGCGTCTTCAACGAGTATTCTCTCTCTGTTGCATTATAATACGATAGATTCCATAGTATTATATTACCGAGTATTCTCTCTCTGATTCATTTTTATTTCTAGATTATATATTTTAGATTTTAGATTTTAGATTTAGATTTCAGATTCAGATTTAGATTTAGATTTTTATTGCGGAGAGATAGTTGAGGTATAGCGTCTGGACTAGTAGCGCTTCAACTACCCCGATTTCTGTTTTATCGAGGAGAGATAGATTGCCTACTATGCATATTCAACGAGTATTCTCTGATTCATTTTTATTTCTAGATTTAGATTTAGATTTAAGATTTTTTATGGAAGAGAGATAGTTGAGGTATAGCGTCTAACCTAGAATAGCCCGATTTCGGTTTTATCGAGGAGGGATAGATTGCCTAGTATTCTCTCTGATGATTGTTTTAGTTTAAGGAGTAGAGATTGGAAAAAAATGTAGTCTATTCATAGGATGGCGCCATTTTGGTTATTGTTGATCCCTCCAATGTATTTATGGTATATTTATTTATATAAAATAAAACAGTACCGGTGCATCACCCACCAAATATAATATCCAAATATAGTATATGGTAAAGAGACGACGACAAAAACGACGAACGCGTAAAGCTGGCATGCTTTCCGCAATGAGGACACGAATAACCCAGACCAGAAGGAACCGATCTCCCCAAACCATCACCTTACAGTTTGTAAGTATGGGAGGAGAGATAACATCCATTCCTAACCTAGCACTAAGAAACACCCTATCAGACGCCATCACACAATTAGAAGCACAAAACGGCATGATAATAAGTATGGTAACTAACAAATATGAAGCCTTAGACCCTACCAAAACCCTGCGCCAATTAAATCTACAAAATAATACCGAACTAACCTACCTAAGCGAAGAACTAACCCTACAATCATCCAATAGTTTTGGCTTCATAAATGCAAACACTCAACGAGGCGTTTTGGCGAGATGTCTAAACCAACAAATAACATTTTACGGTAAAACAGAATATAAATTAAGCAACGATGAAATAATAAATGGATATGCAGGATTTGTCGATAATATCCGGCCCGGACATGTGATAAGCCCTCGTCCACATATAATGATATTAACAACCGAAAACCTAGAGAACCATAGAGGTGGAATATGTAAACACCCAACAATAAAGAAATTCAAATCTACCACCTTATTTAAACCGAGCACTCTACCCACCAGTAATTATGAAATAAAAACTATCCCGAGAGATTTCCAGCTATATAATGGCAATATCGTTCGCCAAATGGTCTTTGACGTCATTCGCGCCGCGCAACAAGATGAAGCCACCGGAATAGCGGTCCATCAGTCTATAAACACCTTAATGTACCATCTACCCGTATATATGTACTGCGACAATCACATACGCGATAGTACTATAACCGCCATCTTAAATGCCCAAGACTTGGAACGGGGGTTTGCCCGGTGGATAGGACCATTGGATTAAATGCCCCCGCATTGTCCTAGAAATTTCCTAGCAGTTTCCTAGAAATTTCCCAGCAAACAAAAAAACGCTACCTACAAAAATGTTTCTATTCTAAATCTAATACTGCGTATAACTCACGTTTTAACGCTTGAGTCTCCTTACAATACTGTTCTATGTTCTGCGACACTCCAAACGGAGCCATTTCAAACCTAAACACCTCAACATCCTCTAATTGCCCGATACGATGACACCGGGCGATGGCCTGATCTTCCAACGCCGGATTCCAATGCGCACTTACAAAATAGGTTTCCGTATAATGCTGCAGATTCAGTCCCTCGCTACCAGTGGCGATCTGCAAGATTAACACCTCTAATTCCATGTTCTTTAATAAGTGGTCTCTCGATTTCTTGGGGGTCCGGCCATCAAAAACTCCAACCTTCAGCCCAGCATCGCAAAGCTGCTTCTCAATCAAATCAATCTCTCCACGATAATGACAAAACACTAACTTTCTACGACCATTACCTCTTCTCTCTACCAATGTGCTACACACCGCATCTATCTTAGAATGATATTTCATCGCCTCTGCAATATCATAATCACCGTCGCCAATCAATCCTTCCTTGAGAAATAGTTTCACTAAATCACCCATCAAGGACGCCGATATACAGGACTGCCGTGCGCGCACCAACTTGGCAAAAGATGACCCAGTAAACCTCCCAGAAATACTATGCGACGCCCTCTCACCAAAATCTTCCTTCATAATCGTAAAGGCACGATGGATGTCTTCTGCAAGCCACCTTTCCTCATTCGATCCCCACTGCACCACCACCTCATGCAACTTTGGAGGAGACAACGCGAGCCCTACCGCGTATTTACTCCTCCTCAAAACACTCTCTCTAATAACCTCGTTCATACTCTGCTCAGTTCCACATATGGACCTCGGATGACCCATCAAAATACATAAACTAGCAAAATCCTGCAAACTATTCTGTATCGGAGTACCCGTCATCAACCAACGGATAGGCGCCAGAATCCTCTTTGCACCCTTGAACTTCTTCGTTGCCGGATTTCTCATATGATGCGCCTCATCAAACACCACACGATCAAAACTCAATCTATGCAATATATTCCCTGATGGCTTCTCGGTTATATGCCCATAACTCGTAATAATAACCTTCGCCTCTCGCAAATCCTCCAAACTATACCTCTTCCTCTTCTCCGCATGATATATCACCGGCACATACGGCGAATACCTCAAAAACTGATCACGCCACTGATTCATCAACGCCACCGGCAATACTATCAATGTACTAGGCAACGGATTCGCAACCATCGTACCTATCATCTGTAATGTCTTACCTAACCCCATCTCATCCGCCAACAACCCTCCCCTAACCCCACTAGCCGGCAGCGGCCTACACTCCCTCTCTATCAACCAAGCCGCGCCATCTACCTGGTACGCCTTCTCATCTAACTTGTATTCTCTCAAATAAACCGGAAACATCTCCCTCTTGCACTCCAACGGAATATACTCCGAGAGATTTACCATACATCCCTGATTTTTTATCTCCAAATAACATGCGCCATTACGAATTCTTAACATCGGTTTCATTGTATTCATATTGCGCGGGTAACCCTTCCTTACCATTCCAAAGGCTTTTCAATTTTTTTGAATGGAATTCCAAAGGCTTTTCTATTTTTTTTGAATAGAAAAAGGCTTTCGCCCCTTTCTATCTATCTATCTATCTATA